TGAAAGTTAATATCCAAATTTATTTAAGACATTAACATTATCTTAACACTTTGCAGGCAGCAACATATTAATAAAGACTTTCCCAAACGAATGAGCTAAAATAAGAGCTTTGTAGTGATCTTTGATCTTAGTTAATAGGTAAGTATTACTAAAGCTAAAAAGTCGCGCAAATGGTCTTAAAATATGCCTAAATTTGATTTATTTTTTCAGCCTGAAAAAGTTGATTTTCGCAAAGCATGGCGGGAGGTTTCCCTTTGCGAGAGCAAAGCGGGGGGTATTAAGCTCAGGTTCTCCCATGTACAACCCTGGTTCCGATTATGTACCACTCTCACAAACAGTTCTGATTCCAAGTCATCCTTCTCACTCATGCAACATTGGTTCCGAGTATAAACCACCCACTCGTACATCCCTGGTTCCATACCCATCATACACCACGCCAGTGTTTATCAAACTGTGCATCTACTGCATCTGAAGCCACTACGAACATAAAATCTCCGAACTCAAGCTGCTCAGTGAATCTGTTTGCGTTGTATATTAGGTGCTCTTTACAGACTTTGATTATATTTCTCTTTGATACTTTTTGACCTGTGTTCATAAGATACTCTATGCAGTGCCAGGCCATTGCATCGTCTATTGTGAATTTGATACTTACTTCCATGTTTTTTATTACAAAGGTACTGTTTATTTTTATGAATGTCAAGTGTTTTAACTAAAGTTTAACAAATAGAAAAGCGAGCATAAACAAAAAACCCCATCAGAACTAACTGACAGGGCTTTTTTGTGTCTCAGGTGTTTTACCTACGCTGGTTCGTCAACTGGCGGGTCTTCTTCCTCGGTCGGAGGGTCGGCAGGGCGGTCATCCGTAGCAGCAGCGAGTGCGGCCAAACGATCAGCTACGGCTTGCAGACCTTCGAGTACTTCTGCTTCGTCATCTGCGCTAAGACCACCGTCTTCGTTCAGTGCGTTTTCGAGAAGTTCTTTGAGGTGGACAACATCACCTTCGATGTTAGTGATAGCGGCAGCTTGCGCAGCCAGTAGTTCTTGGAACTGTTCCAATGTAGCCATAAGTTTTTTTGGAATTTTATTAATGATAATCGTGATGAAACTCATACATACATAACGTTTTAAGTGTTGTAAAAGTTCCCTAACAAGACAATTTCATTCAGAAATTCTTACGGTATGATACTCCTTCATCTCAGGAATTGAATAATATTTACCGTCCTCACCCAGTACTGCTTCTACCTGTTCCCATCTGTCCGTGTAGTTAACCTCAATCGTTCTTTTTCTACTCGAATCAAACAGCCATTTGATCTTGTTCCACTCGTCGTTATCAATTTCCCATCCAGCTAACCCAAATTTGTCTTGGTACTCCTGTATTTCTTTTGTGTACTTCTGACGTTCTGCGGAATCAAACTCGTGATAGCGTCGCTTTAGCTCATCGCATACTGCTCCGACAACATAGGTCATTCGTCCAAGTGCGTATCTAAACGCACAGAACATTACTATTTTTTCGTTTAGTTTCATACCAGCCCTGTTGCTAATTGGATAACTTTTTCTCTATCTGCGTACTTGCCTACTGTTGCAACGCCTTGAACGAATTGATAGGCGTTGTACACCCAATCATAGAGTTCTTCTTGTTGTTCATCAGTAAGATCGCTTATCGGTAAGCGGTTAAACTTACAGTTCGATATATGCTGCGCTACGGTAGTATTCATGTATTTCTTGTTTTAAAGTTTGTGTTGATTCTCTTTGCATGAAAAGAATGTCGGAAAGAGAGAAGCCGACTCTCGAAAGGTACAAAAAATAGTCCATCAGTTTAACATTGTTTGTCGGATAACGTCTAAATCACTTATTCGCTTCTCCACGAGCAAAAATTCTTTAACATCTGATAAAACAGTATTGGAATGTTTTACCATCTGTTCTTCCGTGTAGTCACCGCCATCATAGGCGGCGACAATGAGACGAAGTTTCTCGATCTCTCCGCGAATTTCAATCCAAGTTGGAATAAAATCTGCTGTGTTAGACTCCAAGTCGTTTACAATATCTAAGATTGCTTCTTTGTGTGTCATACAATCATTCCTCCGACCTGCATTAATCGGTCTTGTTTGGTTCTGTATTTTAATTTAATTCTAATCGGTGATGCCCAATGCGGTGTTATTCGTGAGTTAAGACGTGCGTGGCGATAAAACGCGTTCATAAACACTTCGGCTCTCTCTTTTGTGTCGAACAGTAATTCAAACTGACCTTGCATCCTAAAATCACTCAAAAAAGCTGTCTCGGTGTTCTTCTGTACATCGAGTGTATGCTTTTTGAAGTAAATCTTATCACTTGTAGTAAGTGCTGAGTAATCTATGTAGCGAACTTCAACGTTTTTCTGCGTAATTGACGGCGGTAACTTGTTCGTGATTCGTACTTCGTTGATCGTGTCGTCAATTATAACCTGTGTTTCGTATAGTCGTCCTTCGTGTACTACTTGTGTAAGTTCTTCCTGAGTCAACTCTTGCATCAACTCCATGTACTTAGACATTGGAATGATTAAGTATTTCCTTTTTCCTTTCAGTATCTCTTCTTTCATCGTATGTCTATTGTTAGCGTGTCGTTTGCAATGATGATTTTTCTAAGTTCCGCTAATTCTTCATCAGTCATAATTCTTCCGAACATCTCAAAGATGAATGAAAGATGTGTGTCAAGATTTACTTTAATTGATACCATGATTCTCGGTATTTGTTGTATTTCTCCTTTAAATTTATACTCCGTCCTTCCACTTCGTCTGTTGGTATTAAATACCATTCGTCAAGTTCTACAACCCAAATCGCAATAAAATCGCATTGAGTTGAATTGTATCTGTCTTTTCTGTTCTTACCGTAAGCAACTACTGCTCTTGTTCCAGTAAGAACTGACTTCACTTGAACTCTGTGCATTGCTACTTTTGAGTCTGTAATGAAGTCGTACTTTTCAGTATCAAACATCGGTCGGCTTACCGAAAGTCCATGCTGAATACATTTGAATATGAATCCAGCTTCGGCTGCTTGTCCGACGTTAATCGAGTTGAACGCCATATCTCATGCAGTTGTCAACTATACACTCACGAACTTCTTCGAGAGCTTTGATTGTGTCGTCTGACAACTCCTTGTATTTTAGCTGCTGACGAATATGCTCCAAAGTTGAGTCAATGACTACTTTAGACCATTTACCGTTAAGAAAAAGGGCCGCATCATCAACTTCTTCTTCACTAAACGTAGCTTTAATTTCCAGGTTCATAAGGCATCGAGTTTTCGTGAACAAGGTCAATTCGTCTTTTATACATCTGTGCGGGGTCGAATCTACCCTGTCTTATGTACTTTCTTTCCATTACCCAAACCAAATCTCCGATGTTATATTTCATTTGCTTTTGATTGTTTGATTATATAACGCTTTTCACCCACAGAAAGTTCTTCTCGAAGTATGAATTTTAACGATTCGTTAACAAATTCGAGTGTTAAAATTTTATAAGTTGAGTTTGAAACCCGACCAGCCTCTTTAAATGACGACATACAAAGCTCCAAACTTCTATCATGGTTTATTCTGTACACTTCGCCATGCAGCCCTTTTTCCTGTCTGCATACAACAATGTACTTTCCAAGTACTAAATCAACAAGCTGATAGATATTACCTCGTATCCAAACCTCACACCCAACTTCAAATTCTGATTCAAGAATTGGCTTGTGTGGCATCTTTGTAAAGTTTAATCTGTTAACTGAGTAAATCATAGTTTTGGAGTTAGCTTTTCAGAAATAATAGCTGTGTGCATCTCTCGGATTGCTGATAGCATAATGTTGCGCACCTCTTCCCGTTCTTCAAGTGCAAGTATAGGCTCTATCCTTGTGTAAGTTTCATCAGTTCCCTCTGGAACTATTGCCCTTGTGGAACTTAAAACATCCGCACACAAAGCTACAAAATCACCAGCACGTTCTGTCCATGCCATGATGTGTTTGATGTAGTCAGCTTCGTTTAGCACATCTTTGTTTTGTTCTATTTCTGTTGCAGTCATGTTATTTGTTTTTATCAAGTATGAGGTAAACGCCTGCTATATTCACAAGCACACTAAGCGGGTACGCGATAACTTGACTAATTCCAACGTCAATCATAATTTTGGACGTAAAAGAAAAGCCGATTAAAACAGCCAAGGCATACATTGAGTACCTTACGAAAGTTCTTTCCATTAGTCTTTGTTTTGTGATGAAAGAGAAGAAAATCCTTCGATTGCGGTAAGAACGGCAGTGGCCAAAAGTGCGACCTTCAAGCCAAGAATAGTTTCTGATGAGAACCAAAGTTTTGCCAAAGTTGACTCACTCGTAAGTGCGATCTGCAAAAAGATATTCAAGCCGAACACCCAAGATAGCCACTTCTTGCCCCTGAACATAAAAATGATTGCGCTTACGTCAACAAGAACTGCGATGCTATATGCAAAGAACGGAGTAACGCCAACAGCAAGCGCTACACGAGAAGTGAACACTGTCGCAACAACAACACTTAAAGTCAACATAACAACTACGCTCAAGAAGTTCGATTTGAGAACAGCAGTTATCTTCCCTGTGTTCTCAATCATCCACTCGTCAATACGCTGGCGAATTTGTTCGTTACGGTTCAGGCTTACTTGCTGTGGTTCTTTTTCCTGTTCTTGCCTAACCTGAACGATCTTAGGTTGATTTTCAGGGTTTTGTGAAAAATTTTCAGAAGAATCATCTTTAAATGAACTTTCCTGAACCTGTGTATCGGAATATCTTCTGAAAGTAAACGGCTGTCTTGTCAATGTTCTATTCATGTTCTGTTGTTCTGAACTTGTAAGTTCTTGTTCGTTAATTATGTTCTTTTGTTCGTTTTTTGAATCAGATTGTTCAATTTTAATCTGATGATAAATTTGCTCTTTGTTCAAGCCAGAACGAACAGCCCTCATCCTAACAACATCTTTGTTCAGGTTGAGCCTGTTTCCTATTTCTGCCCAAGATAACTTGTTCACATCTTCTGTCATGTTATGTCATTTTTATGTACATCAATAATGCTATGTGGTGCGCCTTACTTGTAAGTAGTTTTCCTTTGTAGTCGCGGTACATCCGTGTATCTTCGTCATAAACTAAATAAGAGTGCAGAAGGTGGTGGTCTGACACTGACAACATAAGTGTGTCAGTATAATGCTCCTCCTTGTATGACCAATGGTGTTTGTGCAGAATTTCCGCGTCCACCTTTTTGGCAGCAGACCTTGCTGTGTCCTTGAAGTTATGTGGAGTGTACTCAATAGGCGCTCTTTTTCCTTTCTTTTCAAGAAACTCTATAAGCTCTCTTTTATTGAGCCTTCTCCTGTAAGCAAGTTGTTTTGTGGCGGCTGAGGAAAGACCATAAACCTTGCCTATTTCTCCACAAGTTGACATATTACTCATATCCCCCCTCTTTTATTCAATTCCCGCGCAAACGAAATCGCGGAAATCATGTTTACAATTGAAGAGACGAACCGCTCTTCGTTAAACGCGTTCTTCAAGTAACCATGCTGCGAAAAAGCCTTTCTGGTTGCTGATTCGATAGCATCGCGAAGTTCATACACTGTTTCGTACTTACCTGGCGTAAAATGCTCAAGCGTTGTATCTACGATTTGTGGAAGACTCGTCCAGTTGGTGTTTTCATTCAATGTGTCGGCGGCATGGAATATAGCCGTTTTCAAATCAGATTTGGTTGTGGTAATCATTTCTCACTTTTAGATATTCGTAAAAAGATTGTTTGTGCATCTCAACTTGCGAAAGAAGTGTTTGATCGGCTTCGTTTCCGAAGATTTTAACCCAAAGTACTCGAAAGTTTTGCAGAAAACGTCCAAAAGGTGTAATTGGTTCAATTAGAAAAAGCGACGCATCAAATTCTTCCTCAGTAAACACATCAACCAACGAGACAATAAACGGCCCCTTTCTCTTTTTGACCATTCCAACTCCGATCAGGTCATCAGAATCACACTGCGGATTCATGTAATAAACAACATCTGTCATCATTAGTCAGCAATTTTGTAGGTTAAACCAATAGACGAACCAAGGTAGCTAATACCGCCAAGTCCTCCGTTAATCGTTACAATTCCGTTCAGTGTGCGCGATGTAAAGAACTTGTAGATCACTCGTGGGCCTAAACAGACTTGAACGTAGCCCTGCGAGCGTGATGCGAATACATCTACACCCAACATGAAGATAGCCCTTTGAGAAAGCTCGTAACCAGCTTCTACGCGAGCGAATCCGCGTGTTTGTGGGTAGCGCTGCGAGAAGTGCCAAGCTGCGTAGCCTGCGTGAAGTCCAAAGCAAAGCGTGTCAAATTTTGTAACACCTACCATGTGCATTGGCCCAACGCCTGAGCCTGTTTCGGAGCCGTAGATAACCCCTCCGAGTGTTGCGCCGATTTCTACCTGAGCGGTTAGAAACAGTGGCGAAAGCAAAAATACTAAAAGTAGTTTTCTCATTGTATTGTTTTTAAAGTTCTGATAAAATTTGATCTCTCTCGGAAACAAGTTCTTTAAGTTCAGCCGTTAGTTTTTCAATTTTATTATTTATGATGCCTAACTCAAGCTGTAAAGAGTACCTCTTTGCCTTTAGCTCTTCAAATGCTTTTAGTGTTTCTTCGCTTACTTTCATGGTTTTTTTGTTTATAACGCAAAGGTACATCAAAAAGATGAAACAATCAAGCTCTTTAACTAAACGTTAACGTTTGTAGCTTCTGATTTGTAAATGTATTGTTTTGGTTCAATCAAGTTCCCACTTTTTAAATATTTTTTTCTATAATATGTTTTTACTACGAGTTAATTATCAACAAGTTACAAATTACACAAAAAAAATTATAAAAAAAGTTCAATTTTGTGGGAACTTTCTGAAAACTTTTCGTGTTGAGCTACATGGTGGCTTTTTAATAGTGCCTTAGACCTACTTCGCCCAGAGGGCGGATAACTGTGACTGTCGGAGAGCGAGAAGAGCGAGGAACGAGCGAATCGAGAGCGAGACAGGAACGGAAAGAGAAAAGGACGCAGTCCGTACCTTATTACATAGCTTAGAGTAATACTTATAATTATAACTTAGATTAAATATTTTAATATATAACAAGTTATATATTAAAAATGGAGTAATTATTGTTTTTTTGTCTTACTTTTTTTATACTCACTGCAATTCGCGAAATTCAAATCTCCGCTGTCTTCTCAGCATCTTGCTTTTTCTAATTGTAAATTAGTTGTCAAAGCAACAATTATCCAGTTAAGAACCATCTCATCGAGGTAATTCTCTATGAGATATTACGAAGACGTTATTCCACTCGCCCTTTTTCTTTCTGTTTTCAAATTTAAGCTACTATAAGCCGTTTTAAGCGACTTTGACTAAAAAGTGGTATCAATTATCATCTTTAATACGAAAGTCGCTCAAATCGCGTATCTGTACGCTCAAATCGAAAAATTCAACTTGTCGAGAGTAATAGTTTGCGTAAAGTTACAAAAAACGGTACTTAACGAAAAAAATCACACTTGCTATTGACTTTTTGAAAGCATTGTCGTATCTTTGCAAATAAAAACGACGAATGGTAAAGATCAAAACTGACTATTCATATCAACAACATCAGTTTTAACCTGACAAAACAACTACAAATGAAAATAGGAGACAAAATTCGCAAACCAAAAGGTTACGCTTTCAACGGTACAATCCGCTCTGTATTCGAGAACTCGAAGGGCGAAACACGAATAGTAGCCGAACTGGACGGAAATGGAATGTTACACATATTCTCACCGAGTCAATTGGAGCTTAGAGAAGAATAGCGAAAAAGTTCGCATAAAAATTTAAAAAAATTCGCACAATCGGGAACTTTTACCTGATGTATTGCGTTGTAAGAAGCATGAAGAGGAAAACGTTAAAAGAGGCGACAGATTACGAGTATTGCGTTAGATTCACAAAGGTGATGAACGCAATTGCAGAGTGGAATTTGACGCCTGCCGAGATCAAAGCCGCCGCTGCCTTTTTCTATTTGTCAACAAAAAGCGAAAACGTACTGTCCAACAAAAGGAATCAAGTTGAATCGTTGACAAAATTAGGAGCCTCAAATGTGAGATCACTTGAAAAAAGGCTTATTGACAAGGGGGTTCTAATTAAAACAGGAAGAAGCGAAGGTCACGTTCCGAAAGCGTTCATACCTAATCTAAACGAGGAGAGTTTTGAAATACACATTCAAAGAACTACTTGAAGAGGCTAAGAAAACTTCTCCGTTCAAAGAATCAGAATATGATTATGTCATTCCGCACTTCTTTAAGAAGCTGAAAGCACAGATCGAAACGGAGGAGCCTATTCCTATCTACATTCCGAGGTTTGGCAAGTTCCACATCAACTATGAGTATGTATTTGCTAAATTAGGAAAGATTCACATTCAAGCAAAACATGGGGTTTTCTGGCACTACCCACAAATGCCAAAATTGGTAAATGCCTTAAAAAATCACAAAAACAAGAAACATTATGAAAAGCACCTGCGGGGATTGGAAGAAGTTAGAGAATTATACGCTGCTTGGCAACAGAGCCGTACTGGAATTGGAGATCGAGAAATCGTCGGTTTTGACAAGCCTGAGTGACAGTGTTGCAGATGGCGTAGCTCGGTTCACAGGTCGGGCTTTTTTCCTAACTGCTGGTAACGAGTGCAAGAACTACATCAAAGCTATACCAACAGGAGCTATTGTGAGGTTGATTGGAGTTGACCTACAACCCATGCTGAATGTTTCCATCAGCAACGTAATGAAGATGGAGCCGAATCCAGCTTTTCCAGGCTTTCCAATTCTTGATGATGAGAGTGTTTACGAGCAGCATCCTACGATTTTAATTGACAATCCTGAATATCACATAGTTTGGGTTGAACAATGAGGGTCGCACTGAAAATAGCATGGAAGATGCTCATAAGCGGAAACTTAAAAATCCGCTATGTGTGGGACTTCATGGTAGGCGAGTATCGAATGTACTTAACAAAGCCTTACTACAAAAACGGATTTATCGCACTTAGACACCCTGAAAAAGTCAGGCAGCACATTGCAGAGCAGTTCATTTGGAGGTTAGAAAAAACAGACGAAAAGTGCAAAAGGGATTTTAGCTGCAAACATTGCGGTTGTTCTGTTCCTAATTTGCAGTTCGCGAATCGAGAATGTGAGGGTGGTTGTTACCCGAAAATGATGAACAAAAAAGAGTGGGAGAAATATGTTCAAGCAAACTGAAATTGATTTAGGCCGAGTGAAAGTCGGCGAAACGAAAAACGTTGAATATGTCTGGGAAGGCGACGGAACGATTAAATCCGTTGGAGCGGGATGTGGTTGTACAATCCCGTCCTTTTCCTCCAAGAAACTTACTGCTCAGTTTACAGCGCAGAACTTTCCAGATGGAATCAACGAGCAGGTAGTTACGAAAAACGTTTGGGCTGAGATTGATGGAAACCCTCAGCGTCAGTACATGACTTTTACGGCAACAGTACACAAATGAAGCTACTCACAGACCTCCGCAACCCCCAAGCGGATTTGACAGAACAAGCGAAAAATATCCCGCTTTTCTATGAGTACTTCAAAAAGACCGAACGAAAGCGTGCGGTAAATTTTTTCAAGTATGTTTATTTCCTCAAAAGTCCCTTTCAGGATAATCCATACAAAGGTTTAGACGAAGTTAGCAGAGAGGCGAAATTGAAAGAGATGCTTTTTGGAAATAAACTCAACCCGACAGAGGAAGAGCGGCAGGTACTAAGTCTTTACGACGAAATTATCGAGCAATGGATACCATCTTTGGTGTCATTTCGAGCAGCCCGCAACGCAATGGAAAAACTTGCCGCCTTCCTCACAGGGGTTGACTTCACAGAGAGAGATCAACAAGGAAAGATGGTATATGACCCATCAGAAGTCACAAGGATTATCAAAGAGTACCCATCACTTATTGGGTCAATGACAGAGCTTGAAAAAGCAGTGACAGCAGAAGAATACAGCGTAACAAAAACAAGAGGTCAAAAATCAATCGGGGCATTTGAAGAGCCATAAGAGAAAAGTAGCAATTTAGTTCATGCGATTTAAGATAACGGTGGCGAATTAGCGACACAGCAACCGCCGCGTGATTTGCGGACAAAACGGTAAGACACATAGTTGGCCTTGTAGCCGAGCGTCGTTCGCCACCGATTTTTTAAATAACGCAAAAAATTTAAACTACACAATGAAAGCATATTTAGGATTAGTACACGATAATGAGCGGATTATTGTTGATATTAGAGCGATTATTGCCAATAGTGAGAGTGAGGCTTATCTTCGCTTTGCAAAACTTATCCCCTCGGACTGTATTAACTTGGATGCTGTCAAAGTCGTGGTATGGCAAGCTGGCGAGACGAATACTGTCACTTTTGGCCACGATCACACTGAAAATTTTGAATTTTGGACGACAACGACAACCCTCTAATTTACAACCAAAAATACAAACTATGAACAATCAATCAGCCGATAACACAAATGCACAGAACACTGGTGCTTTTTTAGGTGAGGCTATTACTGCTTTTTCAAATGCAGATGCGAACCGAGATGGGAAACTGCAAGGTAGCGAAATCGCTGCAACCGCCCTTTCTGTTTTGATCGCAGGTGTACGGGTCTTTGACAGCTTTGATGAAGCTATTGCTGAATTGCGAAACAACGGCTCACCAGCACGAGTTGCGTTTATCAACGGTCTGAAAGGTAAATTCGACCTCCGTGATGACGAACTTGAGTTCTTGATTGAGGATACCATCTCTTATCTTGAAGGTGGTGTTGCTCTTGTTGAGCGTTGGGTGGCGCTTCGTAAACCCGTTGAACCGCAACTGACTCTTGACACACCGCAGGTATGATTAGATTTGCGCTTATAACCCTTTTTCTTTCTGTACTGTGTTGCGAGAAAGAGTATCCAGAAGTAGAATCAACCGATTTGATACAGTACACGATATTAAAAGGTCAGAAAGACTTCAAGCCGTCTCCTCTTCCGAAGATGTTCTTAGGGAGAGGAGATTCTCGTTTTGGAGGGGCTGCTTTTTTCGACAACTCTTGCATCTATGATTGGGGTGCAGACCGTGACCAAAAAGACTACAACAAACTCGCTGGTGTATCACTCAGACTTGCAGCACCTAAAAATCACAGCGCAGTAATGGTTGCTTGGAGACCACTCTTAGCAACAAATCAAATTGAGGTAGCCCCCTATTTTAACTACGAATCTGGTAAATTTTTAATTGGTCAACAGACCTTAAAACTAAACCCCAACCAAAAATTCTCGTTTCACATATCACAAAAAGGTAAAACCTGGTCTGTGGTTCTTTTTAACGAGGATACCCATGATCTTGTCACAGCTTCTTACACCTACAATTTCATCTCAAAACAACAGTGGAGTATTGACCCTTGGTTTGGAGGAGAAAACAATGAATTGGGTGATTACGGAGGCACAGCTTCACAAGACATGACACTGTGGTTGGGCTTTGAACGTAAGTGAAGATACGAAAAAAAGACGGTACTTGGCTCAACTCACAAGTATTTAGACCCGCTGCTGCTCACTTTGAGAAGCACGGGTGTTATACTTTTGCGCCAGAGGGTACTGAGGAATGGTTGGATTTTTGGACAGAAGAGTTAAGGCGTAGAAAAGAAGGCTACGAAGTTGGTGGTGAAAAGATCACAGGAGATCACTACCACTACTTAAATTACACCCCGATCAAGAAAAGCGACAATGGTGACAAAACCGCGATAAAGGGTAAGAAGCGAATTACATTTCCTGACTTTTGGGACTACGACTATTTTTATTTTTGGTGCTTGTATATTGCGAGATACGGTATTTCAAAGAAAGAACTCGCTAAACTAAATCTTCCAGTAAACCCAAGAGAATTAGACGGAGGTAAGCACTTCATCGTGAATAAGGCACGTCGTAGGGGTTACAGCTACAAAATGGCTTCTATCTTAGCTAATAATTACGACACCAACCCTAACACCTTATCCGTAGTCGCAGCAGCAGAAAAGAAATTTTTGTATCCTCGTGGTACGATGGTGATGGTCAAAAACGCGCTAAACTTCTTAAATGAGCATACTGCCTTTAAGAAAAAGCGTGAAGTTCTCGACCGCCAAGAACATGTCAAAGCGTCCTTTATAAAGGTAAAGGATGGAATATCTACGGAGGCAGGTTATAAGTCTGAGATAATGGCGGTCAGCTTCAACGACAACCCTGATGCTTTGAGGGGCGCTGATGCTGACATTGTAGCTTTTGACGAAGCTGGTGTATTTGACAATTTGGAGTTTTCTTATGCTGCAACCCGACCAACGGTAGAAGACGGCGCGTTGATTACAGGCCAGATAGTTGTCTTTGGTACGTCTGGTGAAGGTAGTAGTGCAGAATACGCCAACTTTTTCTATTCGCCTGAGCAGTACAACTTCCTTAGCTTCCCGAACATTTGGGACGAAAACGCAGAAGACCAGATCGTAGGCTTCTTTCACCCTGTGTATCAGTGCATGACACCGTTCATTGATGAGCAGGGTAACTCCGACATAGAGAAGGCGATGCAGTCAGAGATGAAGGCAAGGAAAACCCTAAGCCCTGCTGCATTACGAGCAAGGCAGATGGAATACCCTTTCTCACCATCTGAGGCTTTCTTAGCAGCTTCTACTAACTCGTTTCCTATTGCTGAGTTAAAGAAGCAGTTGCAGAAAGTAAAGTCCGACCCTATGTATATGAATCGTGGGGTGCATGGACACTTGGAGTACTTTGAAGGGAAGATACGGTTTGTTCCAGACACACGGGGTCTATTCACACCAGTTGTTTCTTATGAAACTCCTCCATCCGATTTAACAGGCTGTGTTGTAATATACGAGCAGCCAGAGAAAGAGGACACAAAAGGTCTTTACATAATAGGCTATGACCCAATTTTTCAGGATAAGTCGCAGGAGAGAAAGCCTTCGCTTGCGTCTATTTATGTGATGAAGACTTATGCCCGCTTTTCCTATTCGGCTGGTTCTATTGTAGCGTCTTATGTAGGAAGACCTGACGAAGTGGACACTGCACACAAATTATGTGCGATGCTTTCAGAATACTACGGTAATGCTGAGATCATGCACGAGAACATGGCAAAGGACGCAGTAAATTACTTCACAAATAAGAAAAAACTGCATTTGTTAGCTGTTCAGCCTGACGCGGTTATCAGCGCAGCGATAAAGAACTCAAAGGTATCAAGAAGGTGGGGTGTACACATGGCAACACCGCTGAAAGATGCAGGAGAAAAATATGTAAAGGCGTGGCTACAAGAAGAGCTTCAAATCAACGAAGACGGCGGAACAATGCTAAGACTTGAAACAATCTACGATCAAGGTTTACTTGAGGAGCTAATAAAGTACAACCACAAGGACAACTTTGACCGCGTTATATCACTATTTCTTCTTATGTTCATAATAAAGAACGACGAGGAAAAATTCAGACAAGAGAGTAGAAATTCTCTAAAAAACAACTTAGAAGATTTAGCGAAATACGTTCGCTCTAAATACCCACGAAATGCGTCCAGACAAACACAGACTAACCCAAGCACAGAAGGAAGCAGACAATTTCCAGTGGTACAGGGAGTTTATTGATTATTACGATACGAACTCTTTTCTATCCGATTCTTTCCTGACTCAATCAGGAGAGTACAATCGTATGCGTATTAATTACAACTTGTACGAAGGACGCATCGAGCCTGACAACTTCATGTACATCACAAAACAGTGGGGTAATGATTTTGAGGGTACAATGCCAGCACAGTTAACACACAGAGACATTAGCTCTACCAAGATTCGTGCTTTGGCAAATATGGCTTCTAAGAGAGCTTTATCCTGGAAGGTAGTAGCAGTAAATGAAGACGCAACAACACGCAAGGAAACAGTGGAGTTTGAGATGATGCGTCAGTTTGTAATTGACCAACTTGCGGGAAACGAACCTCAACAGACACCTGAGGAGGTAAAGCGGTACATGGCACGAAAGCACCAAGACCCCGCAGAAGTTCTGGCACATCAACTTCTTGAGTATTTTCACTTCAAATTAAACATACCACAAGAGACTGCGAGGGGTGCAAAACACGCAGCACTATCAGGCAAGGAAATCTACCGAATATATGAAAAGAACGGGGAGGTTGACTTTGAGGTTCAAAACCCAATGTACGTTGACCACGACCGTCGTCCAGGATTGACTCGGATAGAAAAAGGCGAATATGTAACAGCAGAGCTACGCCTCTCTCCTCACGAAGTAATAAGAGATTGGGGTGATGAGTTAACCGACGAACAGATAGACCGAATATACAACATCAGTAAAGGGGAGTTCGTGCAAAACCACTCCCGCTCTTTTGATGATTTTGACCGAGACTATGTGCGAGTTCTTCATGTGCAGTGGAAATCGCTAAGGAAAGAAGGAACACTCACATACATTGACTTAGAAACTGGTGAAGAAAAAGAGGCAAAGGTTAACGAATATTACACTCTGAACCGACAACTTGGCGATTTGGAATTAAAATGGAGGTGGGTTCCAGAGGTACATGAGGGATTTAAAATCGGCCCTGATATTTATGTAGGAATGGGGCCAGTATTCAATGTATCAGAAGACCCTGATCTTAGTTACATAGGAACGATTTTCGACTACGAAGGTGGAGAGGTGACTTCACCGATGGATAGGATGCGTGCTTATCAGTATTTCTACAACATCATAAACTACCGTATTGAGATGCTGATGGCCCAAGATAAGGGCAAAAAAGTTTTCATCAATATTGGCTCAGTACCAAGAAGCGCTGGTATTGACTTACCTACTTTTGAACATTACTTAGATGCTAACTCTTATTCTTATCTCAATCCTGCTGAGGAAGGTAACAAATTCGGCGGCGAGATCACGCAATTAGTCAAAGAGATAGACCTTTCAAATACCTCCGACATAGGTAAGTATCAAGCACTTGCGGAGTGGATAGATCAAAAATGTGGCGAGGTCGTCGGTGTTCCAAAGCAACTTGAGGGTCAAATACAGGAAAGAGAAGCAGTTCAGAACGTAAGTAATGTAGTATCCCTTGCAACTAATGTATCTGGAATGTTCTTCCAGACTCACGATTTTACAGTTCGCAGGCTTTTGGAGGCCCTTCTGAACAAAGCAAAATCGGTGTACTATGGTAAAGACTCTGTAAGGCTTTCGTATGTTATTGACGATTTAAGTGTTCAGACATTGAATGTTGATACGGCGCTTTTGTCTAACAGTAACTTCGGAATTTTTGTCGATGACTCTAACAGACTCGAAGAAACAAAACAAGTAATCCAGCAGTACGGATTTGCAGCAATGCAGAACGGAACGATAGGTATGGCGTATGCTATAAAGGCTGCAAGAGCTAAGTCAATCCAAGAAGCTGAGGAGATACTTATGTCAGGTGAATCAGAATCATTTGAGCGCCAACAGCAGATGGAGCAGATGAAAGCTGAGCAGCAGAAGGAGATGATGCTGCTCCAAGAGCAAATGGAGCAAGCAAAGCATCAAAGGCAAATCGAGATCATAAAACTGCAAGAAGCTCTCAAGTACGAAAGAGAACTCGCTAAACAAGCAGTACTCGCTCTTGGTTTCTCTCAGGACGATGACCAAAACAAGAACAACGTGCCTGACGTAATTGATCTGATGAAACAGCAAATTGCATCAAAAAAATTAGAATTGGAAGAAGCAAAACTCGAAAACGAAAAAAATAAATCAACAGAACAACAGTAGTGTCTATAATAGACTTGCAAAATTTCTGGGAACTTTAACAAAAACTAAACGTTAAAAAATCATGGCAGCAGAGAATTTAGACAACTTCTGGGACGAGGATGAGGAGTTCTTGAAAGAAGATGACCCAATCGAACCAGTTAAGGAAGAGGAAGAGGAAGAGGAGGAAGTTGAGAAGGAAGAAGAGCCGCAGGCAGACCCCGTTAAAGAATTTCTTTCGGGTCTAAGTGCATCTGGTCTGATTCCAGAAACCGACGAAGAAATCACTCCCGAATCCGCAATCGAGGCAATCCTCCTCAATACAGAGGAATACATCGAGCAAGGTGTAACGGAGGTGATTGAGTCTTGGAAGCAAGACTTGGGCGAAAAAGGGGTTGAATTTGCGAAATTTGTACGCGCTGGTGGAGAACCAGATGAGTTCTTTAAGGCTTATGCACAAGATCACTTGCAATTTGACGTGAGTTCAGATCGAGGGCAGGAAGCGTTCTTGCAGTGGTACTATAAGAAGCACGAAGAGATGGACGATGATGACATTGAAGATCGCCTCCTTTCTCTTAGAGATCGTGAAAAGACCGCAGATACAGCAAAGCGCTTGTTCTCAAAACTAAAGGACAAACGAGACAAAGAAGCTCAAGCAGTCGTAAAAGCACGATTAGACCAAGCTGAAAAGCAAAAGGTAGAATTTCAGAAAGAAAAAGAAAAGCTCATCAGAGGACTTCAAAAAGTTGAGACCGTAGGTGAGTTGAAAATAAGCAAACTTGAAAAACCCGTACTTCTTAATTACATCACAAGAGCATCAGAAACATTTGATGGTCAGCGGGTGACAGGGCTTACCAAAGCACTGAATGAGATTTACGACAAACCAGAGGCACTAATGGCGCTCGCAAAATGGGCAAAGTCAGGCTTCGACACAAGTTTCTTTAGTAAGGAATCAAGCGCCAAACAGACAAAACGAGAATTAAATCCAAAACCCAAGAGGAAAAACATCTTGGATTACTTTGATTAAACCTAAATTATGGCAGGCGCACAATCATCTATGATTATCAGGAAGATGCCTTGGAGTGCAAACTTCACTGAGATGAACCATCTTGGGAAAGCACTCATCGCAAAACCTCACGCGTTTGAAGAGAAAATGACAAAACTATTCTCTTCTTACAACTACGCAGACAACCCCATGACTGGCCTTCTGGCTGGTACAGGTCGGGAAGTCGAAATCACTTCCAACGAGTTTACATGGCAGCTTCGTGGTGCATCCACCCGACCACTTATTTATAGTGGTGCAGCCAAGACTGGAACCCCTGGAAAGGGTATTACAGAAATCCTAATGGACTTCGACGAGAATTGGTTCAAGCCAGGTGACGTTATTTCCCCAGGTTCCCCAAAAGACCAAGTACGAGTAAAAGAAATCACAGGTCGCGTAGGTAACTACTATCGCTATGTAGTTGTTCCAAACACTTCCGACCTCACTTATTTCGTTCCGCTGAAATACTTCAAGCCTGGTACGAAATGGACGAAGCTCTTCTCTCAGTACGGCGAAGGTTCCAGCCAGTCTGGTTCTACGACCTACGCACTCCCGATGGAGTTGAAATCCCGCATCAGCCGCTACCGCAAAGAATACCAAATCACAGGTGATGTGATGGATGAAGTTCTTGCGGTAAAAGTTCCCGACTCCACAGGAAAACTTCACACGATGTGGATGCACTATGCAGAGGCTGAATTTTGGAAGCAGTGGGCGCGTGAATTGGCCATCGGTAATATGTACTCTCGCTCTACCAACCGCGTAGAAGACAGTTCTGGCCGTATGACCTACTCTGGCCCTGGTATTGATGAGTACTTGGAAGACTCCAACCGCAGCACCTACAACACGCTCACAACTAAGTTGCTGGAAGAGTTCATCATGGACATCCAGTACAGCCGAGTTGCGCCTGGTTCTGGCCGAAAGCTCAAAGTTCTGACTGGTGAATATGGCATGATTGCCTTCCACCGCGCAGTGACCGAGAACTTCACAAAGTCTGGTTTTATCACGCTTGACACGACTGTAATCCAGAAGGATTCCAGCCCGTATCACTCCAACGGCCTTAGCTATGGCGCGCAGTTTACGCGCTACAAAATGGCTAACGGTGCTGATATCGAATTGATTCACAACCCGCTCCAAGACGACAGAACCATTCATTTTGATATTGACCCGATCACAGGCTATCCTTATGAGTCTCAGAAATTCTATTTCTTGGATTTCAGCGGTGAAGGTTCTGAATCTAACATCGTCCGTGTCAAGAAGCGTGGCGCAAACGTACTTGCTTATGTTGCAGGTCTTCGCAGCCCGTTCTCTCGTGGCCGCAATGAAAATGCAGCACACACAGGCGACTGGTACACCATGACGGTGCATGACCAGTGCGGAGTTTGGATTAAAGATGTAACCAAGTGCGGTGTTCTTGAAAAGGCCCGCGTATAATACACAAAAATGATAGTAGAGGTAAGACCAAGGAGAACTGAAAAATGGCACGGCAAGGAGAAAGACGAGGATTTTACCCGTCCTATCTCAATAGTACCTGCCCCTGACCCTGCAACGATGCAGTATCAAGTAGAACTTTCCGCAGACGAGTGGAAATACTTGAAAAGTACGAGTTACGATCTGAGCCTTGAGTACAAACAGGACGTAGTACACCCAACTTGGGATACTGCTCTTGGGAGGGTCAAGCTCGAAAACAACACAATGTTCTTTGACACGACAGTTCCAACAGACCTAATTAAAATAGGTGTAATGAGGGCTGCAAAGAACTGGGTAGCACCATCGAAAGAGGCGGCGGAAACAGAGTACCCATCAGCAACACACTATATACATGAGGAAGATATTGTTCTGAAAGACAAAGTTTCCAAGATTGCGATTAAGCAAGAAGCGAATAGCTTGTTGTACACAATGCCTCCTGATGAAATTGCCACAATCGTTTTTCTATCCACAGGCGAACAAACCGCTGGTAAGAATTTCGATTTGATACGAGCTAAAGCTGATGATATTGTTGAGAAGAATCCAGCCGAGTTTCTGCGTTGGGCTAAGATGGAGAAAGAAGACGTTTCACTCCTTTCTCTTGTCGAAACAGCCATCGAGTCGGACTTACTCACGAAGGACGGTGCAAGAATCATGTTCAATGGTGATACCGTAGGCTTCTCAACTTTGGAAGTAGCTGAGTACTTGAAGAAAAAAGAAAATCAACCTTTGCTGCTCAAACTCAAAGGCGCTACAAAACAGACGAAGAAGTGACAATAGAAAACATGGAGTATAGCTTTCGTCAGAAGCTCAACTCGTTTGCTTCCAACGCTAACAGGGGCTTCCAGATTCCAGAAATTGACTGGAAACTAAATGACGCACTCAGGCTGCTAATCACGCGCCTTGCTTCTCCACGTTTTGAGACACAGGTGGGGTTTGAGTTCAATCAAAGAAATATTGATGATCTCAGACCCCTACTGAAAAGAAGTACTGGTAATGTAGTGAGCAATCGCTTTTCTCTTCCCGCTGATTACCTTAGATATGTTTCTGCCTATGCTAATGCCACAAAAGGCAACTGCACAAGAAAGCTAAGAGTATTCACACCTCAAATGGATGACCTATGGGAAACAGACCCATTTACACAGTCGAGCTTTGAGTGGGAAGAACTTACAGCCCTCCAAGTAGCAGGAGCCTTAGAACTAAAGCCAACTGATTTTACAGTGAGTACAGTGGAGATGGATTATATTTCAAAACATCCATTTATTCATAACTCACAAGCAGTAGGTGGCTACTCACTCCCTGACGGTACAGCACTAACAGGAAAACAAGATTGTATTTTAGCAGATGATTTCTGCTCGGAGGTCGTGGAATTGGCTGTGTTTATGACTGTAAACGACACGATTTATTCTCCTGAATCCAAACAAAACAACATTAACCTAAGAAACTAATATGAGACTCCAAAGAACTGTTCGGCGTACTCTTGTGGCTAAAGGTAGTTCTGCTCTGCTCGGCGCAGGCGCTACACCTGAGACACTTGCAGAAGGCCAATTGGGTGTGTTCAGCGCATTGACTGGTCTTAGTATCACCAGCGGTTCAACGACTACACCCTGGTACATTGCCGTTGGTACGGCGAATGGCTATCGCAAATCTCCTGGTACTATTCGCGCTGCTAATAACCTCGTATCCAATGTAGCCTGCTATACAGCAGCCGTTACAAAAATTGTGGATGTTCGTGGCATTTGTGCTGAGTGTGCTACTGATTACGCAATCAAGGTAGATATTTACTCTCCTGACCAATCTCACGAGTTCGGCTACCAACCGCGTTTCCAGACTGTGACCTACACATCTCCGTGTTGCACAGATGGAAGCGCAAGCTGTCTTGAACTTGCTCAAGGACTGCGTGATGCCATCAACGACGACCCTCGTTCTCTTTTCACTGCTTACTTGCTTGACCCTGATGGCGTGTCAGTAGGCGCTGATGTAATTGATGAAGAAACTTGGGACGTTGCCACTGATGGTTGCCCTGTAATTCGTCTTATCGCTAATGCAGCTTCTATCGCAGACTTCTGTGGTATTCCTGAAACCTACACTTTCCCGACAGGCGTTAACTTTGAAGTTAGCACTCAAGGCTTGAAGTGCTGCACTCCTGCTTCTACGGTTGTGACGGTTCGCGATATTACCTACGCAGTTGGTGCGGGTGGCGACGTGAAATACATGGAGTGGGCTGATGCAGGTGATGCAGAAGTAGGCCCGTATCGCCTCACCGAATCTGGTGTGACGACTGCCACTGACCTCAATGCAGTCAACTCTTCTACTTATGCACTGTTGAGCTTGGACTACACAGACCCGCACGAAACCGCTGGTCAGATTGTGACAGACCCGAAAGCTGCTGTAATCGCAATTCCGTGTAACACGGCAGTTCTGCTCACTTTGGGCAATGCCTTGGATACACTTGGTCTGAGTGGTATTGACACTGCTCTCACCGCTTGCAACTGCGCGTAATTGTTCTCCTCTCTGCTAAATATAGGGTGATCGCTTCGGCGGTCGCCCTTACCCTATATTGTATGGTAACATTCAATGTTAAGACATTCAATCAGCTTTCTGGCAAGGGTCAGGATGGCGACATTGCTATAATCGAGCGTGCTGATACTAACGGAAATCAAGGCTTTTCTTTCCGAAACGCTTCTGGTTGGTCGTTACCATTCGTTCAAGTGCGGTCGTTGGGTACAAACCTGATGACTACTAATACACCACAGAGTGTAAGCGCACAAAAGATTTTTCAGGACGACATCACTGTAAACAGTGATTTTTCTGTTATTGGAGCTACCGACATTGATTTAGGATTCTCTGGTGACTTGACAGTTGATGGAGGCGGTGGTAATATTGAAATAAACGACGTTGAAAAGCTCTCTCTATCAGATGTAAACCAGATAAGAATCAATGACCCTTCATTAATCACATTTGAAGGTGATGATGAGGGAGATTCCAAAGCGAGGATATGGGTCAACAAATACCCAACCGACCACTTAGGTGCAGCCACAAACTCTGACGGAGCCTTTGGATTATACTTTCGCAAAGCATGGTACATTCCAGCACAATTTGATTATGTTGGGCTTCTTGTGAATGGTGGCTACATTAAGTTAATTGCCACTAAATCAGGAACTCCTTTTCGTGAGGCATTATCTTTTGACGGTCAGGTGTTAGAGTTCGTAACAAAAGATAGTGGATACACAAGAAAACTTAGCTTTTCAGAAGGTACAGGTGCGAAGATTCTTGTTTCTGACTCAGGAGCTACTAAATTTGGCATTGAGTACGCAGCAGATTACAGTGCTGGCTTAAAAGCTAATCCACGAAGCATTATAGACGCAGGCACTATGACTGTGATGCTTGAGGATTACATTGCCGCTGTTCCAACATACGCTGACAACGCTGCTGCTACGATAGGAGGTCTTGCAGTTGGAAAAATGTACAAAACATCAGCAGGAGAATTAAGAATTGTTGTGTAATCGGGAACTTTTAACACATTTTGTTTGTTATATACCTATGAAACTACAACTACCCCCTTATACTATTGATGAACTTTTTACCCCACAGAGCTTCCAGAAGATGGGAGCCGTTGATGATTGGGGTTATAAGTTTGTAAACCCACAGGCTTTCCACGACAAAGGCTACAAAGGTCGTGCAGTTCATTTTGTCATTGACACGATGGACGTATCCGACCACCCCGACGTAGAGCCAAAGCTGTTGAAAGAGTTCTGCAAGTCGTTCATAGCGGAGCCAGCAGGCGATGGTAATGGTCACGGAACTTGGGTAGCGTCTCGTATTGCTGGATTGCAAGACGGAGTAGGGGTACGAGGTATTGCACCAAATTCTCCAATTGTAGGTGTTAAAGCTCTCAACAAATCTGGCGCTGGTACGGACATAGCGTTGGAGCAGGCAATCATGTATGTTGCGGATGTCCAACTTCCACCTCAATTCAACAACTGGCCGCGTATTATTAATATGAGTTTAGGCTCAAGTATGCCAATGACCCGTGTTGAAAATGCACTCAAGTACGCTGTTGGAAAAGGGGTTATTGTTGTGGCTGCTGCTGGCAACTCAGGCTACAACGGTTCAAACTCAATTAACTATCCAGCAAGGTATGAAGATTTGGCAATTGCCGTTGGAGCGTTTGATTCTAATATTAATCCAGCCCCTTTTTCTTCTGGTGGCCCTGAGATTGACTTCGCAGCACCAGGCGTAGGACTTTACGGTGCATGGCTTAACAAAGGATTTAGTTCCATTTCGGGAACTTCGATGGCCACGCCAGCAATAGCTGGAATCATTGACCTTCTCATCCAGCGTTACAACCTTCCGCTGAATCAAAAGGCAATTGAGCAGGCTCTCAAGCAGTACGCAAAAGACATTTTCACACCAGGATTTGACGTTCGCACAGGAGACGGTACTTTCATTCTTTCGGATGTTGATACACCACCTCCTCCGCAAGTTGAGCAATATGTCGAGCTTTTCTTTCCGTTTGTAAACGCATGGCCCTTACTCCTTGCTGACACAGGACAGATCACAATTACACTTCCGTTCAAAGACTCAGACAACCTTGAGTCTTTGTGGGCCAACACAATGTCACTGATTCGCACATTCACTGCACGAAATACAGAGGAACCAATCAAAATTCTTGCTCTTAAAATAAAAGGAGCAACATTTGCAAAATCTGTTTCTGTAAACACAGGACTTTACAAAATCACAGTATGAACATAGGAAACATTCTCAACCGCAGGCTTGGACTCATTACAGTTCCTAACTTGCAAAGGGTAGTCAACAATCTTCTTGAGACAATTGGTTTTGTTGACGATGCTTTGCCTGATTCTCGCCCATATAAAGTTTACACAGCTTTACTGTCTCAATTCAGCACAGATGCACCAACTGTAATTGTATTAGAAAATACGATAGGTAATGTTGTATGGAGTAGGGCATCTGCTGGTCTATATAACGCTACTTTGTCTGGTGCTTTTCCTGAGAACAAATCCTTTAGTCCTAATCACCATGCACGTTCCTCGAATGATAACGATGTGGACTTTAATGTAA